TAAAAATATTAAAGATGAGACACAATTTCAGGGTCAATTAAACGAACTCCTTGTAAATTATGTGGCATTACAAAGAACAAGATTTAAGTTGGACGCTTCCAAAGCAGATAGTTTGAAATTGTTTCAAAAGGAGGAAGATTTAACAAATAGATTGCTAATGGCAGAAAAAGATTTAGCCAAAACCCAAGCAATCAAAGACCCCATCAGTAAAGAGTTTTATGATAATGAAATTAAAAGAAAACAGGGGATTATTGACGCAATTAAATTGGAACAAAAGGCTAATGAGGACGCAATCAACAAATTAGCCGAGGAACAATTATCTTATTTCCAAGAGGAGAAAAAATTAGTAACAGCAAGTGGAATTGTTACAAAAGAAACCTACCAACAAAAAAGCGAAGCAGTAGATGATTATTCAAAATATCTAAAAGATATTCAATTCATATTAGATGAGAACACAAAATTAGAAGAAGAAAACTCTGTTAAAACTATTGAATTGTCCGATAAGAAAGTTGATGCTAAAGAAACTGAAAGAATAAAGTTAGAGGAGAATATTAGAAAAGTTTATGAAGCCAATAAAAAGGCGATTACTGCCGAGGTTACTGATGAAAAGAAAAAGGCTGAATTATTAAAGGCTAATGAAGACGCTTTAACCAAATTTTATATTACCGAATTAGAAAGAAGAAAACTTGATGTTGAGATCTCAATTAAAGAAAGATTAAAAAGTCAAAAAGAATTAAATGATACATTAAAACTTGAAGAGATTGCCCTACAATATGAAATTAGATTTGGAGATGGGGATACAAGTGATACAAGAATTGCTAATGATAATAAAGTTCTTCAATCAAAAATCAAAAACCTTGAAACTTCCCAATTGAGAAGTGATTTGGATAATCGTGTGTCTTTAAGAAAACAAGAGGAGTTTTTACAACAAAGACAAAAATTGACCGAAACTTTTATTAAACAAGAGGATAGTTCTAACAAACAAGCAGCAAGTGCTGAACTACGTAGATTATTGGATTTGGAAGCAAAAAAATATGAAACAACAAAGGAGTTTTCAATTTTAACTGATGAAATGACTGGTGAGTTTATTGTTAAAAGAACCGCAGAAATTTCCAAACAAACTTTATTGATACAGAAAAAAGCGAAAGAAGATGAGTTAAAATTATTGGTTGATGAAACACAAAAAAGAGTTAAAGAAATTGAAATAATAGAATTAGAAGGTCAAATAAAGATTGCTGATGAAGAAGAAAAAAATGCCGTTTTAATTCAAAAAAACTTAAATAATGTTAGAGCAAATCTATATGAGGAGTATAACCAAAAATTACTTACTTCAACCGCAGAGAGAGATGAGAAATTAAAACAATTACAGATTTCTACTGAAAATCAAATCTTTCAAGCAAGAATAAATAAGTTAGATGAATATTTAGAATACGCATCCCAAATCTATAATCAACTTTCTACGACCATTTCTTTATTTCAACAAAATCAGTTAAATAACCAAGAACAACAATTAGACGCTTATTTGTCTTATGAAGAAACAAAATTACAACAACAATTAGATAATAGAATTATTACACAAGAAGAATATGATGCTCGTGTAAGACAACTTGAAACAAAAAGAGAACAAGATGAATTGAAACTTGCAAGAAAACAATTCAAAACCAAGAAGGCTTTGGATATTGCAGGAGCCACTATTGATGGGGCAAGAGCCACTTTATCTGTGTTCGCCCAAACACCAGGTGAATTGATTATTAAATCAATCGCTGCGTCAATAGCAGCCGCCTTTTCAGCGACCCAAATCGCCCTAATTGGAAGACAACAATTTAAGGCTGCAGTTGGTGGTATTGTTCCTGGTAATGGTAGTGGAAATATGGATAGTGTTGATGCTAAATTGGCACCTGGTGAAGCAATCATCAATTCCAATTCTACATCAGCATTTCTACCCCTTCTTTCTATGGTAAATCAATTAGGAGGTGGTAAATCACTTATGCCTGAATTACCTGGTGATAATGGTGTAAATCGTTTCCAACCTGTTTATTCACAAGGAAACAATCAACCTGTTAGAGCCTATGTTGTATCAAGTGATATAGAAAATAATATAGGTAAAATGGAAAGAATTAGACGCTCAACGAGGTTTTGATTTTACAAAATAAACCCTAATGATATTTAGTAGTATGAATGAAAATGAGGAAATAGTTTTTTTACTTGAAATAGATGAGAAAAATGAGGAGAGTGGAATGGATATGTTGTCCTTTGTAGAAAAACCAGCAACCCAAGTTAAATGGGAATATTTCTACGAACAAGAAAGTTTTAATGATTATCCCCAAGCAGCCTCTAAAAACGCTTGTAAAGTTCTTGATTGGATTGATGAGTATGGAAGAGATGAGGTTGAGGGAATGGAATTGACTGGTATGAATAGAGCAAACCAATTATGTAAAAGAGAAAGAATATCAAAAGATACAATCGCTCGTATCGCATCATTTAACAGACACAGAAAGAATAGTGAAATTGACCCTGATTTGAAAGGAACGCCTTGGAAAGACAAAGGTTATGTTGCTTGGTTAGGTTGGGGTGGAGATGAAATGGTAGATTGGGCTATTCGTAAGATGGAACAATTCCGTAGAGAACAAAAAATGGGACATCAATTTACAGATGTAAATGATGAGAAAAGAATTGTTATGGCTCCTGTTATGTTGGCAGACACCAAGATAGTTAGACACTCCAACGAGATTGGAAAATATTATGTAAAATTCACACCTGAAACTATTGAAAAAATGATGAGAAAATACTTTGTTGATGGTAAAATCAATAACGTAAATGTAAATCACGAACAAGGAGAAAAGAAAGATGATATTTATATGATTGAAAGTTTCATCGTAGGAGACAGAACAAAGAGTTTAGTATTCTCTGATATACCTGATGGGTCGTGGGTGGCATCTTATTATGTCGGAAATGATGAAGTATGGGAAAAAATCAAATCAGGAGAATATAATGGGTTTTCATTAGAAGGAGCATTCTTTCAAAAAATAGAAGATGACTATATTGAAAGAACTTACGAAAGGTTAAAAACCATAATTGATGGTGATGGAACTGATGAAGAGAAGGAAAGTCAAATCAAAGAATTATTAAATATCAAATGAAAAATATTTGGAACGCAATTGGGTTGTTTCTTACACCCGTGATCCCCATGCTCGCAGTTTGTTTTATGATTATCATTATTGATACACTCACAGGACGAAAAGCAGCAAAGAAAAATGGAGAGGAAATTACCAGTCGTAAATTTAGATTGGGGTTTGTATCAAAAGTAATAACTTACTTCACAGTTATACTTATGGCATATTTCACCGATTATTTTATTCTAAATGAAATCACAAGAAACTATGTATGGTTTGATTATCTATTCACTCGTTTTTGGGTGGGTGTTTTAATCTATATTGAATGGACTTCAATAAACGAAAACATTAAAGTAATTAGGGGTTTTTCAATCAACGAAAAAGCAGGACAACTAATAGAGGGAGTTAAAAAAGTCGTTAAGCAATTGATGACGATTAAACAACAATAAACAATAAATAATTAAAAGAAAAAAAATATGAGTAAGGCGAATATTTTACAAAAAATCAAACAAATCTTTATGGAAGAAGAAACCATAGTAGAAAACTCGTTTGAAGATGGCATGATGCCAGTTGAGAACGATTACAAAAATGAGATCACATCTAAACTTGTAGATGGGACTGAAGTTAAAATCTTAACCAAAGGTGAAGCAGTTTCAGTTGGTGATATGGTTTTGGTTAAAGTTGGAGAGGGTTACGAGAAAGCACCTGAAGGGATGCATAAATTAGAAGGAGGACTTGTAGTTTATGTTGATGCTGATGGTTATATCAACGAACTTGAGACAGAAGAAACCGAAGAAGAGGATATGGAAAATAATGAAATGGAAGAACTATTTGGTATGATTGAAAAAATGGCTGATATGGTTAAAAATCTTAAAGATGAAATCGTTGGTCTTAAAAGAGTAAATCAATCATTAGAAGAAAGATTTGAGAAATTCTCAAAAGAACCTGTGAGCGAAAGTTTCGCAGAACAAAATAAACCAAAATTGAATACTTTATCTACAACTGAAGACAAACTTAAATTCTTTGGAAGTAGAAAATAAACAATAAAAATAAAAACAAAAAACAATAATTATGTCGTTAAATGTAGCAGGCCTTACGGCTTACGTAAATCAGGAAAGATTACCTTTGATTAGAAAAATGGTATTGGAGGGAAGAACTCCAAGTTGGGTTACTGTAGTTCCTGGCGTGAAATCTTCAGCGTCTATCAACTTGTTAGACACAACATTAAATTTACAGGTAGGGCAATGTGGTTGGACTGATAGTGGTTCAACAATCTTGTCTCAAGTAAATCTATCAACTTGTGTATTAAAATATCAGGAGAGCATCTGTTTAGATACTTTAGAGCAATTCTACCTTCAAGTTCAAATGAACCCTGGTTCATACAACAAAGAAATTCCTTTTGAAGAGGTTTTTGTATTAAATAAAGTAGAGAACATCTCTAAAACTTTAGACCAAATCTTATGGCAAGGAAACACCACAGGTGGAGCAGGAAACTTGGCTTTATGTGATGGTTGGATTAAATTAGCAAACACAACTTATTCAGGTTCTGTTGTTGATGGTAATGTAAGTAACTATACAGCAATTACACCAGCAAACATCATCGCAATCGTTGATGAGGCAATCAACGTAATCCCTACTGATGTAACAGCAAGAGAGGATTTGATTTTATATTGTGGTTATGATTTCGCAAGAACATATCAATTAGCGTTAAGAAACGCAAATATCTACAACTATCCTTCAATTGAAAATGGTAATAGAGATTTCATCTTGACTATTCCAGCGTCTAACGTGAGATTAGTAGCACAAGCAGGATTGAATGGTTCTAACAAGTTCTTTATCTCTCCAATTTCAAATATGTATATGGCAACTGACTTACTTACAGATTACGAACAATTTGAGATTTGGTATTCACAAGATTTCCAATCTGTTAGAACAAATGCTCGTTTCAAAGCAGGTGTGAATTTCGCATTCCCTTCTTACGTTGTATATTGGAAAATCTAATCATATAACAAAGATATAAAAAAATGGGGGATCTCAAATCCCCCTTAAAAAAATAAACAAAAATAAAAAAAATAAATTATGAGTTTTAATTGTTCGTTAAGCCAAGGAGCAGTTTTGGGTTGCCAAACCATAGGTGGTGTTGAGAAGGTTTATTTAGGAAATTGGGAAGCAATTTCAGCCTTTACTCAAGACGCTTGTGGGATTATCACAGGTTTAACCCCAACTGTAGCCCTTACAGCATATACATTTGAGACCGATATTGAAATGGTAGGGCTCACACAAGAAGGCAGTTTTTCAAGAGAAAATGGGACAGCCTTTTTTGATACAAACCTAACAATCAGATTGGTTGATTTAGATTGTAATAAAAGAAATAACCTTGTAGAAGTTGCAAGAGCCCCTATGTTCGCAGTTATTAAAGCGAATAGTGGAACATATTTTTACGCGGGTATTGAAACGGCTGGTAGAGCCTCTGCAGGAACTGCAAGTTTAGGTCAAGCATTAGGTGATTTCAACGGTGTAGAATTGACTATCAACTGGAAATCAGCAAATGGAGTGTATGTTTTAGCACCAGCATTAGTTGGAACTACAATCACTATCATTTAATATCCCCTCACTTTGAGGTCTGTTAAACCCCCTTATTATAGGGGGTTTTTTATTTACATCCAGTCATCATAATCATCATTATAAATGGTTTCCATAATGTCTCCAAAGGTTTCATCAAGTTCGGTATAAAAACTATTTATTTGGGATTGAACGTATCCTATTGGAATTGGTGTTTCACCTTCAACAGTCCAATCTTGGTGGTTAAATAAAGCAACCACATACCCTCTATTATTCAATATTTTAATCAATTCATTTGTCGTCATAATTCTTATTTATTATCATATTTCCATAAACATATTCCTACAACCAAAGTTGTAATTCCTAATACTAATACCTGTGAGATTGTTGTGATTTCCATTTTGTTCTGTTTTTAATTGTTTCTACAAATATACTAATTCTATTTTAATCTACCAAAGATTTTTAATCTAAAATACGATAAATTTGTCTTGCTTCTTCATCAGTAATAAAACCATTTTCAAAAGCCTCATCTACTGTTGAAGCATAACCCCAACCTGTGAAGTTTTGATTTAATATTCTTTCAACAAATTCTACAACTTCTGGTCTTTTGATTGTGATGTATCCACCACAAACATTTTCATAAGATTTTGACCCATCTTCATGTGTAATATCCTTAAATCCATTACTATTGAAAGCGGACATAATTTTTTTTGAATTTAACATTTTGTGTTTTTTTAATAATTCAAATAATAATTCTTGTTGAGTTTTGTGTTTTTCTTGTTTTTTTACTTTCTTAAAGTTTTTCATTTTTCTTGTTTTTAATTGTTTTACAAATATACTTATTCTTTTCTATTCTGCCAAAGATTATTTTGATTTTTTTATTAAAATTGGTTCTTCTATGATACAACCATCTAAAAGTGGGATATGGTCG